CAGCGAAGCCCTTAGCGGTAGGGGCGACTATGCCTTGTATATCTGTCATCGCCTTCCTTACGCCCTCAAAGTTGCCCAGGTCTACATTGCCTAAGCCCTTGATCTTTTCGAAGTCTTCCATCTTCTGCGTCAGCTTCTCCAGGCGCTTGGGGTCGGCCTGCACCTGCAGAGGGTGCTCCTTCAGATACTTCTGCATGTCGTCGAACGACTCCTGCAGCTGCTCTGCCATGGGCTTGATGGTTTTCTTCACCTCTATGGGTGGCGGAACCTCCACGCCTATGCGTACCTTCAGCATGTAGAGTTCGCGCTGTAGCGCCTCTATCTCACTGTTGAGCGACTTGGCGGTTGCCTCGTTGACAGTGGCGTAAAGCTGTCTCTTTTTCTCGTCAATGGCCTTTGTATACCAGTCGATGCTACCCTTCAGTGGGTCGTCTTTCTTGTCAGTCACGGATGGGGTGTGGTTGGTAGTTCCGCCACTTCCGACTCTGCCGCCTGTGCCGGGCGGAGGTGTTGCCCTGTATCCCTCTGTATATACGTATGATGCCGACTTTTCTGCTATCGCCTGCATGCGCTTGTGGATTGCCCGTTCTCTACGCCGTGCCTTGTTGAATTTAGCCTGTGCTTTCTCGAGCTCGCTCGAACCTACCTCCTCGCGCTTCTCTATGGTGACATCAGGAGCATTGGGGTCGCTTCCCGATACGTGTATGATTGTTTTTATCTTCCGTTTGGTGCTGTAGATTCTTGTCTTTCCGTTTTCGTCTTTCAGAATGTCGTGCTGCTGTTGTCGCAGATTCGCGGCCTCGTTGGCAAGATTGCGCAGGGTTATCTCGTTGATCATCTGGTCGCAGTACATCTTCGAGTTCTTGGTCAGAGCGGTGTACCATTGTGCGACGGTGGAGTAATAGCCCATTGCTTCACCATACTTGGTGTTCATTTCGCCAACAAGCTTCTTTTCCTCTTCCTTGCTACCTTTAAAATTCTTCAGTTTAAGGATGTTCAGGTCCATCTCGCTGCGTACTCCGGCGATCTCTTGCGCCGTCTGTTGGTGCGCCTGCTTGGCACGCTGCTCTGCCTCTGTCAGATCATCCACCTTGCCTGCCGCATTGTCACTGCTGCTGGTCAGTTGTCCGATGGCTTCCACCAGCAGCCATATTGCGACTCCCACACCTGTAGAGATCAGCAGACCTTTAACCGCTGCACTCAGTGCCCTTGTGGCTACAGCCGCAGTGGTGGCCCCTACAGTTTCTCCGTTGAGCGTTGCCGTCAGCACTCTCACTATCGCCGTCATACCAACCTTTGCCCTGCTTGCCGCCTCGACCGCCACCGTCACCGTGCCGAAGGCTTTGGTGGCGGCATACAGTGAAGTAGTGAGTTTTATCACACCTGTTATAGTGACGGTTATCTGTGAAGCCATGGTGACGTATGGTGCAATGCCTTGTACAAGCGCACCCATTTGCTCCTTAATATCACCAAGAGTATTCTCCAGTTGCTTCTGTTTTCCTGCGTCAGTCTTGGCCAGCTCGGCATTCATGTTGCCTACGTTCTGCGTGATAACTTTAGCGAGCATAGCAGCACGTTCGCTCTCGGTACCATACTGGAGTACCTTCTTCTGGGATTCGTCAAAGGTTATACCGACACGCTGCAAAGTCTCCACCTGTCCCTGCATTGCCTTGCCCATCATATTGCCGATACTGACAGCATCTTGGTTGGTTGCATTCAGTCCGTTCTGTTGTGCCAAAAGATTATTCATGGCAGGAATGAGCACGTCGAGACTCCGCTTGTTTTGTAGAAAGGTTGCCATCTGCTGCGCTCCACTCAACTGCACCTCGTCGCCTATTACACCTAACTCTTGCTGTGCTGAGCAGAGATTTTTAATACTCTGTATCTGCTCATCAGTGGCTGCCATACGTTGACGCATGATGGTCTCTATTTGAGTTTCTGCCACGAGCTGTACCTGGTAAGCAGAGGTTAGGTCGCTTACCACGCCCTGCAGTTCTCCGATAGAGCTTTGTAACACATCAATAGCTTGAGCCGTTTCCGCCCAGGTCAATACGCTGCGTTTCGCCTTCTCACTCTCATCTTGTACGGACCGCACGGCTCTGCCCAGTTGTTCTGCATCCATGGTTACCTTCTTCAAGGTACCCTTGTCGTCCACTTTTATCGTAAAACTTACTTCCTTTGCCATTTTTATATCGTTTTTGCTTGGTCGTTTCTGATTTTATGTTTATATTTGCAGCGTGTCATATATTAAACAATAACACAATGGATAGAAAAACTAAAGTCGTCATCAAGAAGAGAGCCACAAAGAATAAATCCACAAGGGGTATCACACGGATAATGTTCGCTCTGGCAATACTCTTCTTTATGCTCTGCCAGTGGCAGACTAAGATATACTTCGGCGGAAACCATTCTTTCGGGGTGGTGTTTCCTATGATGGTTTTCGGCAGTCTGTCCGGATTGTTCCTCCTGTTCTTTCTCGGGCTTCTCGTTAGCAAGCTGGGGGACTAAATTATTCATTCTCAATTATCCTATAACCCCGCTCGCTTCTTTGCCTCCCTGTACCGTTCCATGATTTCCTCACGGCTCTGACCATTTTGCTGACTTCGGCAAGATGTTGCCTTCTGTTCTTCACTTTCCCATGGGAACTTCATGAAGTCCTGCGCCCTCAGCTGCTTCTTCGAGTAGGGCTGCAGAGAGCACAGGCACTGCATCCTCATACGCTCCCACCTGCCACGCTCCAGGTCCGTCTCCCGTTGCCACCATGCGTCATACGCCGCATAAAACTCAGAAGGGGTGCATCGGCAGAAGTCATCCTTGCTCATACCCATACACCCCATCGCTACACCTTGCAGATGCTCCACATCCGTGGGCTCATATTCGCAGCCATCAGCCGACGAAGCTTCGCCGGCTATTTTTTTTTATCTTCACCCGACTGTGCCATCGCCTCGTTCCAGACGTTCAGGTCGTCGGGAGTAATCTGGCAGCAGAACGTCTCAAAATCTGTGTCGAAGTCCACTCCGTCGGCCTTGCAAGCACACTTCACGCAGCACCACATAAACATCAGAAGCTCCTTGATGTCGCCACCGCTCATCTGGCTCACGTCCTTCTGCATGTTGCGCTTATACAGCAGCATGGCGCCCATCGTCAGGCGGCAGGGCAGCTCCATGCCGCCCACAGTAATATACATTCCCTTATTCATAACCTATGCGTCATTACTTTGTAGGTTTCGCGCCACTCTCAGAGAGCCCCGTTACAGCCGTCGTCTGCAGACCTGTTGTCTGTTTCTCCACCTTGCCGCAGTTCTCCAGCTGGATGGAGTACTTCGAGTCGTCGCCTGCCTGGGCGTCGAGGTCCAGCGAGGTGATAATAAACTTACCCTTGTAGCCACCGGCTGTCTTGCCCGAACGGCTGCCTGCCTCGCGCACGTTGTATGCCACGTCCACAGGAGTGCCGCTTATCTGCATATCCTTCAGCTGGTCGTAGGTAGGAGCGTCCGAGGTGCCGTCTGTGCACACCACACCATCGGCGCTGATGCTCTCCGAGTAGCTCTTCACGTACTTCTCCTTCCACTTGCCGCTCGCAGCCTCCTTGGTCACTCGCTCGCCGGTCTCCGTCTGCGTCGTTATCTTACAGCCGGTACTGAAGGCAAGCGCACCGCCACCCACCGACAGGATGAGGTCGGTTCCGTCTAATATATGTTCCATATTCTATTCTCTTTTTTTAATGATTACTGATAAATAAACTATAAAGGTCAATCCGATAACCGCATACGTCCACATCGCCCAGTCGTGTTCGGGAGGCTTCTTCTCTTCCACGCTTTCTACACCGTTATAACGGCTTTCTGATGCCGTTCTATTCGTCTTGGAAGTAGTGCTCCCCGAAGTGCGGCCAGCGAACTTTTCGCCCTCGAGATGCGTCTGCTCTTTCGACTTTCCGCTACCCTCGATGCGATAACCGCCGCCCTCCAGTGGTCTGATGAGCCACGTCTGCTGCCACTCCTCGTCAGCCGTCACGCTTGCCCTCGTCAGGCTCGTCGTCTGCGTCGTGTCGTGGCTTACGCTGCTGTCTTGGCTTACGCTGCTTGCCTGTTGTTTCTGTTGCGTCTGCGTCAGCGCCGTCTTCTTGGTTCTGCAGCTCGCCGCTGACAGGACAAGAAGCACGATGAGGACACAGCTGTATAGCCTCGATAGCCCTTGTGAGGCGGTTGAGCGCATAGCGGGTGCGGGCGTTCTCGCGGTTGAGTTCCCCGATAGCCTTTGCATTGTCTTCTGCTGCATCGTTCAGTTCTTTTTGTTTAGCTAAGAGTTCCTTGCTCACGTCGCCATACATCTCCTTGAAGGTGTCGTGTATGCGCTTCGCCTGCTCGGCCTCCTTTACTTTTCGGTTGGCTATCCAGGCGATGGCAGCACCTATGCCGCCGCTCGGGATAGCCCACTGCAGGATGTTCATAATCATGTCTGTCATCGCCTTTCTAACCGTTTGAATTTAATGTTAAGTATATGATGAAGATTTGAAGCCTTGTTAGCCTGCCTTATAGCCGCTGTAGATCACACCGCCGGCATCCTCCTTCTTAGGCATACAGATGAAGTAGTGACGGTAAGACACTAAGTTGCGCTGATACTGAGGATCACTCTCCGCAGGGCTGTAGTACATCTTGGTAGTACCTGTGGCCTTGAACACACGGGGCACGTAGAATGCGAACGAGCACTGGAACTCGCCAGCCTTAGGTGTGGCGCCAAGGGTGTTCTTCACGCCTGCAGTACTGTAGGTAGGACAGGCACCGGAGTCGTAGATGTCGAAGCCATAGAGGCGGCCTACAGTACCATCGTTGCGGTTGATATTATATTGCTCCTTAAATGCCTGGTCGGTCTCCAAGAGGTCGTTCACGTGGTCCGTACAGAGCACCAGACGGCGGTCAGTCACAGGCACGCCTAATGCGTCGAGCTTACGCTTCAGAGCCACAACGTCGTCAATGCAGAGCTTGATGCGCTTGGTGGCGGCGTCCACTGCGCCTGTAGTCACGAGCACCGGAGTCTTGTCCGTATTCTTCGTAGGACAGAGCGCATGGGCTGCCTTGGCATACTTGGCATCGTTCAGGGCGTTGGCACAACTTTCCTTCACGCGGGCCATCTTGTCGTAACTGAGAGCATACAGCTCGTCGTCGGTCACTGGCACCACCTTGGTCTGGAACTTATCGAGCGAGAAGGTCTTATCGCCGTCTTTCAGATCCTGGACATCCAGTGGGTAGGTGGTGTTGTTGACGAGCACCTGTGGGTCGGCACCCACATCTACGAGGTGAATCACGTCGTTGCTGACGATAGAACTCTGGTCGGGCACACCGTTGAGCCATGCTGCATCCAGTTTTCCGCGGAGAGCCTTGATCAGCTCACCTGTCCACACCTCTGTCAGCACACCATCATAGGCTGCATCCTCAGGCATGAAGCCAGGCACCGCGATGGCGATGAGACTGGCCACGATAGCGCCGCCAATGGCGCTGCAGCCCAACAGCGTTGCGATAATTCCACCCACAATAGCATTGAAGAGCAATGCCGTCATGATCTTGATAATTGTTTTCTTTTTCATTGTTGTATATCTTTTTATTTTTTTACCTTTTTACTCTTTTACTTTTTTACCTTTAAAAGCAAGAAGGCTCTTTTTACCTTTTTACTCTTTTACTTTTTTACCTTTAAACATTACGCAGGTTCAAATCCATACTCTGCCTTGTAGAGGCGCACGAATTCATCGTGGTGGTTATCATGCAGGTCCATCATCACGTTGGCTGGCACGGCACTCAGCTTCTCGTACTTCGAGTAGTCTTGTGGTTCTGCCACGATATTACCCTTGTCGGTTCGGTGCAGGGTAGCTGTAATCTTGCCCTGGGGCTGCATGGCCGACAGGGTGAGATTCAACTGCTCCAGACCCAACTTCTTGCCCAGTTCCACGAAGTGATCCTTCATGCCTGCAGCAAGTCGTTTCTCGGCGATGGCGGTTTCCACCGCACGTGTGACAGCGGCCAACTCCACGGCCTGCTGCTGCGCCTGGAGTGTCTGTACCTGGTTCTCCAAGGCGGTCACCTTACCTGCCGCAAGACTGAGACTTGCGAGCTTCTCATTCACTTCTGCTTCCGTTGCGGTCTCCTTCAGACCCAACTTGATTGCTAAATCTTTTAATTCCATTTCTTTGTTTTTTAATGGGGTTTTACTTACATTATCTAATAGGGGAAGAACGCCGTCGATGGCATTCTGTCCTGCTGAAAGTGAGATTGTCTTGCCTTCATGAGTGAGCACGATGGCGTCATCATTGCCGCCAATATCTACCACACTCACCTCGATGAGTTTCGATTTCGTCACCGTCGGACGCTGCTGACCCTCAACGAGCAACTGCTTGTCGTCGCTCATCTCCAAGATCTGGAAGTTTGCGCTCACCATTTTCACGCTACCGAACTCCCATTGCTTCTTCAGCTGTCGCGACAGGTCCGTAGCCTCGTCAAAGACCAGCTCGCCAGTCACGTCCTGGCCTTCCACCTTCAGATCCTTCACCAAGCCCACCACCTTGCCACGCTCGTGCATGTAGAGCAGTACCGGGTTGCGCTGATACTGCGCCAGGTCGATGCCTGATGTGAGGATTCGAGTGCCGTAGCAGTTCACGCTCTCATTACTGATTCTTACTCGTTTACCTTTGCTCATATCTTTTTTACCTTTCTACTTTTTTACCTTTAAAAGCAAGAATGCTCTTTTTACTTTTTTACCTTTTTACCTTTTTACCTTTAAAAGTCCTTTTTACCTTTAAAAGTTTTTTTCGGATGCAATATTACTAACTTTTCGCATATCCTCCAAAAAAGTATGAAATGCTTGCACACTTCCGTGAAGCCGCTGCACACTATTTTTGCAGATTGCCCAAAAAGTCGCAATTTTGCAATACCAAACCCGCAGGGCATCAAGTTCCTCCGTGGTTTTCTATTTACATTATAACAATATTAGAATATGACAAAAGCAGAATTAGAACGTAAGAAGAACCTCGCCCGAACCCTCTATATGGCGGGTAAGGAACAGGCAGAGATAGCCGAGCAGATTGAGGTATCCAGAGTGACAATATCCAAGTGGGCCAACACGGAGGGATGGAAAGAGCAGCGGGCTGCCAAGAACGTCACACGTCCGGAGCTGGTCAACAAACTACTCCTCACCATCGACACCCTCATCAGTCAGGTAAACGAATCCGGCGACCCGGACAAAATATCCGGACTGGGCGACCGATTGGCCAAACTCTCGTCCGTCATTCAGAAACTCGACAAGAAAGCCAACGTGGTGGATGCCATCGAGGTGTTTATGGCCTTCTCTAAGTGGATGCAGTTCCGTGCTCAGGCCGACCCGAACATCACACCCGAACTCCTCAAGACATTCAACTATTACCAGGATCTCTTCATCTCCGACAAGATGAACAACGGCTTCAGTTGCGAACTCTAAGGTATAACAACAATAATTAGAAGCAAAGAAGGATGGCTACACTATCAGAAAAGAAACAGGCCATCGAGGCGTGGCGCGAACACTGCAAGCAGATAGCAGCGCTCACCGACACCTCGCTCATGGCGCCCGAAAGCAAGACAGAGCGGAAGAAACGCATTGCTTCCCTGCAGAGGGACTATGCTGCCTTCTGCGAATATTATTTTCCGCACTTCCTGCAGCTCAAGGATAAGACCACCGGCAAGGTGCTGCGCACCATCCACAATGCGCCGTTCCACAACCTGGCAGCCCGCAAGGTGAAGTCTACGCCCAACCTGAAGGCGGTGTTCATGTGGCCTCGTGGTCACGCCAAGAGCACCCATCTGGACGTATTCCTGCCCCTGTGGCTCATGTTTCAGCCCCTCAGGCTCATCAACTTCATGGTCATCGTGGGCAAGAGCGAGGATGCTGCCTGCCGACTCTTGGGCGATATTCAGGCTGAACTGGAATACAACGACCGACTCAAGGCGGATTTCGGAGAGCAGAAGCCTAACGGCGGCGACTGGACCGATGGTGAGTTCAAGGCACAGTGCGGCGTCAAGTTCCTGGCCTGTGGACGCGGTCAGAGTCCTCGTGGTCTGCGCGACCGTGAGGCACGTCCTGACTATATCGTCATCGACGACCTTGATGACGATGAACTCTGCAAGAACGAGAAGCGCGTCCGTGAACTCACCTCATGGGTCAAGTCGGCCCTCTTCGGTTCCTTGGATGTGGGCCGTGGCCGCTTCATCATGGTGGGCAACCTCATCTCCAAGAACTCCGTGCTCTTCAACATCGCCCACACCAAGGGCGTGTTCCTCTCCAAGGTCTATGCCGTGGACAAGAACGGAGACCCTACATGGAAGGAGAAATGGACACGCGAGGAGGTGGATGCTTACCGTGAGTTCGTGGGCTACCGCGACTGGAACAAGGAGATGATGCACAACCCCATCAAGGACGGCACCATCTTCCGACACGAATGGATCAAGTACAAGCGTATGCCGAAGCTCTCGAAGTATGATGCCTTAGTCTGCTATACCGACCCGTCGTGGAAGTCCACCACCGAGAACGATTACAAGGCGTGCCGACTCTGGGGTAGCATCGGCAAGGAACTGCACCTCATCGACTGCTTCGTGCGTCAGGAAACCACGGGTGCCATGGTGAGATGGCTCTACAATCTCTACGAGCGAAGCCTG